ACGGGTCTAGCTGTGCAAACTTAAACGCATTAGATGCGTCTGTTGCTTGGCGCTGACGCATTAACTGTTCTGGGCTAATACCAAATAAACCGCTTACAATTTTTTCTTCCATTGTATTTCCTTAGTATCTTGGACCAACAAAATCAGGACTTGCTTGATTCGATTGTCGTGTCATATAATTATCAAACCAACTCATCGCTTGGCTGCCGCTTCCGCCGGGACTTAATGCAGAACCAGCTCCACTAAGGGCTGTACCGATTGGGCTGTATCCTTGATACTTACCGTATGCACTTGCTGCTGCAGCTTGTGGCTCAAGATATAGTTGACCTGCTCTTGCACCTGCTTGTGCGTATTGATTTGCCAAGTCTTGACTGAGCATAAACGGTTGTTGTCCCATCTTCTCTGTCGTTCCTAACAGACCTAACTGAGCTTCTAATGGACCATAACCTGCAGTTGTAAGTCGTGGAACTTGTCCAAGTAGTTCTCCACCTGTACCAAATAAACCAGCACCAAACCTAGCACGAGCCATACCAGCTTCGTCTGCTTTAGCGGCTAATTCTAAGTCTTGACGAGATTGAGCATTAAACAATGCCTGTGCTAACGGATTTGAAGGAGCGCCACCCGTGCCTGTGTTAACACCAAGACCGCTTGTACCACGACCAAAGTTAGTAGCTTGTACACGGCTTAAATCAGCAGCTCTTGATGGCTGTAACAAAGCCTGTTGATTAGCCATATACTGCTGTGAGGCTGCTTCAGGAGAAGTTGCTAAATACTGTTGACCAAGATTAAACAAGGACTGTGCGCCACCTGTCAAGGGCTGTGCCATAGCACCTATTTGTGTCGGGTCATACTGACCAGCAGCACCAAAGAGCCTGTCTTGAATGGCTTGTAGTTCAGGAGACAGGGTGTAGCTACCTTGTCCTTCAGGAGTAAAAGCTGAAGAACCAAACCGAGTAGTCATCCCCATTGGTCGGAACTGCGCCATTGCGGAGGCTTTATCAGCAGCAGCTCTAAGCGCCTCTGCTTGTCCTCTAGCTGCGTCAGCGGCTTTTCCACCTGAGATTAAACCACCAGCTATTCCTAGTACTGGTGCTGCGATTGCGGCTGCTCCACCCATTATAGACTCCTACTATATATGTGATACATTTGATTGTCCTGATTTATAAAATCTTGTTTAAACTCAAACCCGATTGATTTCCCAAACTTGGCTAATTTAGTGTTTCCGTTTTCTACTAATGCTACTAACGGAATAGACACTAAGTGTTGTAATAAATTTAAATCTTCTAAATACTTTGCTTTAACTGTCGGTGTCCATTTACGAACATCGGTGTGAAACCAAATAAAATTATCGTGAAGTTCTAACAACATGGTATAGTCTTCACGAATGACGACAGGTACTTTGAAACTCATTAATATAATTCATTCCATATCTGTAAATAAGTCGTGCCGTTAAGGGTAGCACTATAGGTTTGACCGGGAGGTACAATCACACTTGATGAAAGAACAACTGTGTTGTGGTCAATATTATTACCAACACGAGACTGAACTCTAGTAATAGTTGCGCCATTAACAACCATTTCAAGGCTTCCTTGAGTATTACTAGCAGAATCTTTTAATGCAGATACAGCAAACATAATTGGGTAACTTCTATCGTTAGTATATGTATTATTAGCAGCTCTGGAACTCGTTACGTTATTCCAAACTTCCCCGCCTAATCCTAATCCTTTAATAGCTGCGGATGTCCAAGCAGTACCATTAGAAATAAGTACATTGCCTGAAGTACCGGGTGATACAGAATTAATACCTGAAGTTCCGTTACCAACTAACACAGCATTGGATGTTAATGTTGAACGACCTGTTCCGCCATCAGCAACAGTTAAGTCAGTAATGCCGACGATAGTGCCACCAGTAATATCCACTGCACTCTTAGCTTGAGTAGACATATTACCTAACGAAAGTGCTGTAATCTCTGCCTTCACAAACGCAGTGTTTGCTAGTTGTGTAGTATTAGAACCAGCCGTAGCTGTAGGTGCTGTAGGAGTACCAGTTAAGCCCGGACTGTTAATATCTGCTTTAGATGCAATCGCATTAGCAACTGCATTGAGTTCGGTATCAATCTCCGCACCTTTGACAATCTTACCTGAGTTTCCTGTTGGTAAGGTATCCTTAGCGGTAAAGTTCGTTGATTTATTATAGTCGCTGATGTTATTCTCCTTGGTTCAAATAGTTCACTAGAAGTGTCAGTTCTTCTAACGAAGCGTTTCTTTTAATACTGTTTGCTTTCCAAGAGATAATTTGAATATTATCTAATGTATAACCTTTTAAAGAGTCAATTCTATCTATACTTGGGCTGTTGTCTCTAAAGCCTGTAGAATTAAACTGCAAATCAATTCCAAAAACAGGACATTTACCGTCTACAGGGTACTTGTTTTTTATGTCGTCTAGTGTTATCGTGTGTTCACGATTGTATTTACTAGCTCGTTGTTTAGAAGCGTTTAATAACATTTGTAACCGATAGTTAAAATCTTTTCTTTTATTTGCTGTATACTTTCTGCCGTACTCTAATAAAGAATCTTTATTTTCAAGTCTTCGTTTACTTTGATATTGTTTATCACAATCTCTACATCTTGACTGTAATCCGTCGTGTGCTGATTTATTAGTCGAAAAAGATAAAACAGGTAATAGTTGATTGCACTTATTACACTTTTTACAATTAGAGACTAAAGCTAAATTACTCATACTAATGTTTTACCTGCTTTAACCGCTACGTCAATCTTTTGGATAGACAAAGGGTTGCCGTTAATGTCTGCTTCTAATCCGAGTTGCATAATCGTACCTTGACCACCCGCATTGACAGAGAATCTATCAAGAACAATACCTGAGCTGTATTCAGCGATGTTGTATTCACCGATACCGTACTCATAAACAACTGCTGTGTCTAGTACATAAGTAGTAGCTTGATAACCTTCGGTATAGTCAAAACCCCACTTAACCGCAACTGCTTGGTTTGTACCACCAATTAAGACCCAACCAATCTTCTTGAGAATCTTTAGTTTAGTTGCAGCATCAAAATCAAAGTAGTTAGTGAAATACTGTAAACGATAAGATGAACCATTGTCAGAGTGTCCAAAGTACTTACCAATGTAGGATGTCTGACCAATTAACAATTCTTTTGCTTGTGTAATACAAAATGATTTAGGTTGTAAGTTATCCCAAATCGTTACTCTAGCCGAACCATCTTGTAGACGTGAGCGAGTATCAAAGCAATACACAAACCTTGTAGTAGGTAAAGACAACAGATAAATAGCATCTCGTTCGTGGTAAATACTTTTAATCTTACCTAAATCGGTCTCGGAAGATACGTTCGTCATTAAGTCATCACGCACATTCTTAGAGATGTCGTTCATCGGTAATGACTTCTCTTGAATCACACGAGCAAGGCTACGAACACCTGCATCAGACAAGAATAGAATATCTGTACCAATGTTCTGTACAGAGTCACGAGCAATACAGCCTACGTTATAGATAATGTCTTGTAATACTAAAGCAGAGGTATCAATCGGGTTAGCGTAGATAGCGGTGTTGTTACGACCAAAGATAACCAAGAATCCGTTATGTGCTGCGATAGCGACAATGTTATCGCCATTAGGGAATACTTCTTGTAAGTTTAAGTAACCTGCTGAACCTGTCGTAAAGTCAGAGCCACGCAACAAGTCGCTGAAATACACAGTCTGTGTGTCTCCAGCAATGTTACCAACCCAAATACGACCAAAGGCAGATAATACTGCGTTAGGTTTAAAGGTTGATGTGCTGTGATTAGCAGGGAGCGTCCCTACATCACCAAGCTGTTGGAATCCAAATGTACCGCTATCGTGGTCGTGAGGGTCTCCGCCAGAGACAGGTAACTCATGCCACACTAACATCGGATGTCCAGCTTGTGCTAAATAAGCATGGGGCTGAAAGTCATTGACATCGCCGTATGGCATTGCTGCCATCTGCCAGTTATTAGCAGTTATCGTGTAACTAGCGTTTGCTGAATTTGTTGCATTTCGGACAAGACGTTGTGTAAGTGTTGTGCGACCAGTGAATAACTTGTTATTACCTGCTGATATAATAGTATTGCTTCCGCCATCTACGACCTCCATCATTGCTTCAATAGGGTTTGAGCCTAAGTCTGTATTCGTAGCGTTTAGCGGAGTCCATCCCCGTCTTGCACCAATACGACCATAACGGTCAATTACGCAGTTCTGTGCTTTTAGTGCAAAGCCAGAAGACAGCGTAATGCTGCTTTCTTGCAAATTCAGACCGTAAAAGCCCGGTGCTGCAATCGAGGAAGTTTGTAATGTTCCAGCCATTAGTCGTTACTCATATAGGATACCAAGCCTCTTCTTCAACATACCGTGCAGACTCTAAACTAATAGCGTCAGAAAGACTTTGTTTAAATAGTGCATATGTCTCAGCAGACTGTACACCGCCATCTTCGCCACGCTCTGCTTGCGCTCTTGCTAAAGCAGCAAGGATGACAGGCTCGTGTGGAACTAAGAGTTTGTCTGAGTTGGCAACTAACTCGACCTGTGGACGAATGACGTTAAAACGAATGTTGTACACACCGTTAGGGATAGGGTATAAGTCTACCTGAGTATCACCGTCTGTGTTAGTGCCGTTAAAGTTATAGTAATGAGGAGAACCCTTAGCTGGACTAGCAATTAAGAATTGGTCGTTCATCCAGCGAGTAGCAGCGTTCCGCATGACAACATTGCTTGTATCGTTTAGTACATCAATAACACGAAAGCGTTGACCTGTGCCAACTAAGACATAGTTAAAGATGTCAGTGGAAGTAGTTGCAGATAAAGTCTCTGAAAGAGCGTTCCAGTTGTAAGCATCCTCAACCTGACGCTTAGAATCGTTTACATACTTTGCAATGAGTTTGACATAGGCGTTATCCGATACTGAGGAAGCCTCTGGCTCACGCAGTCGGATTAACACTTCGTTTGTAAGTTCTAAGTAGTTTTTCGATGCCATATTTTTCCTAGTGTATCATACTTTTGCAGAAAAAGCAAGTGTTTTTTTAACAATCCCACTTTTTTAATGCCAATGCTTTACGGGTTGGTCTACCCTTTTCATCCTTCATTGGACCAGCAACACCGCCCATCCTAGCGCAGAAACTCTTACGCCGTCCAGCCGCTTTAGGCGACTTTGCAGCCTCCTTAGCAGACACTGGCGGCTTTAGGTTAGAACCAGTGGTCTTATTGTAATAATCCCGACCTTTCTGGTTTAGACCACCTTTAGGGTTCTGAAACGCTTTCTTAGGCATTATTTCTTCTTCGCTGTCTTAGCAGCATCCTTAAAGTCTTTAGCAGAAGGAGCG